CTAAACATATTAAAAATATGCCCAATGATTTACAGGCGAAGAGGGATTATATGAGGTTAAATAAACATGTCTTATAACAAATGGGATTTCGCTGTTCTATTGGTGGGTATTTTTTTAATCAGTTTAGTTGTGTTAAGTGAGCAACCACCGGAGATTAAACCGCCTATAAATTTATATTTAGATATGAAGATTGAAGGGAATACGACGGAGTTAGTACACAAGATTCGGGCGTTAAAAAGAACCGATATTGTTCGACTTTATGTATTTACGCCAGGTGGTCAAGCCTTAGAGGCGTTAGAGCTAATGCATGCGTTAGCAAGTACTCCAAGTAATATTACACTTGTGATTGATTCATTTGCAGCAAGTGCCGGTGGTATATTGTTATGCAGTTGGACACACAAGTTGGCATTACATGATGAGGCTGTTCTCGCCTTTCATACATTACAACAGTTAACACCCGCTGGACAGATACCGCTAAAGGCAGCAGACGTTGGTAAAACAGATATGTTTACCCAGCTTGTTTATTATATTATTAAAAATAAGATGGAACGCAATTGTCGTAAAGCGTTTACTGATCAAGAATGGGCTGATATGTGGGATAATGGGAAGGATATTGCGATGTCAGGAAAAACGTATAAACAGCGAATGGGGATTAAATAATGAAATTACGGTATTTATTAGTTTTATTAAGTTGTTGGGTTTCGTTAAGTTATGCGACCGTGAGTATCCATTTATATGGCTTTATGGATATGTCGAAAGCTACACGTGTAAGTAATCAATTAAAGACAACAGATAAACGTGTGATTTTCTATATTAATTCAATTGGTGGTGAAGTGATTGCTCAACGGCAGATTGAGCGTGCTATGCGAGCTTATCAAGCACGTGGCGGGCATATCACTGTTGTTGTTAAGTCTTTTGCAATATCAGCAGCTGCTTCGTTGACCTGTGTAGGAAACGCATTAAAGATGCAACCAAATAGTGTGCGTATGTTTCATACATTTGCCCTTTTTAAGGGTCGAAAATTAGTTAAAATCACAGTGTATAATCTTCATCGTTACCCGGATATGAAACGGGAATGGGTTCGATCTCACCAAGATTTAGTGAATTGTGGTTTATCATCAAGTATGATTTCTAAGATTGAACGGGGCGTGGATGTTTATATTCATGCTAATGGGAGGGTTCGTTATGTGTAAAGATAGTGATAAAATTGCTGAGATTTATGAACAGGTTAAGGTGATGCAGAGTACTCTCTTAAAACTTCGTGAAGATGTATTAGCTATTAAGCATCGTGGTGTTCGAACTGTGGATGTGGTTCGACCGATTGAATTATCCCAAGAGTCTACAAATAATTGGGAATGTATTTGACAAATTTTGTATCTATGTTACACTTATAGTGTAGATAAATAATGTAGGAGAGTCAGGTGAAAGTATTTAAAACAGCGGTTCTTTTAATAAGTGTGGTTCTGCTCTCAGGTTGTGAGGGCGGTCATGTTAATGTGAATCGATGTACAGTTGGCGTAACATATGTTACACCTTCCGGTAAGACCGAGTATATATCACACAATTATTATTATCAAACTGAACGATTAGCCGAAGGATCTGCGAAAACTAAGGTTAATGCGTTAGCACACCAAGGGTTATTAAAGTTGGCTAAGGGGAAAGGGGAGATAATTTATAGTGATGTTACTTACCATTGTGAGAATATTTTTTTAAGAGAGAAAGATAGTAAACATGTGCAGTATGAGAAATAGGAGAGAGTGTTATGAAACTTAAAGATTATGTAAGAAATGTAGAACGTATGGCAATTAGCCGTGCTCTTGAGACGAATCGTGGATTTGAAACTCGTGCAGCTAAGGAGTTAGGGATATCACGTGGTACATTACGTACACGTTGTAAGGAATTTGGTATTAGTGGTTGGAGTTATAAAAATAAATCTAAATAGTTCTTGACAATTGTACAACAATTAGCTATACTTATAATAGGAGAAGAAAAGGAAATATAAGAAATCAAGGAATTAGAAGCTAAGGATTGGGTATAGTAGGTGAGGTGCCCACTGAAGATGCTAAAGGATTAAAGATTGATAACGGTGATTATTTAGGTTTTATAGGAGTAAGTGTCATGAAAATAGTTAAGAACAATGATGATCTTCGTTTACTACGATTAGAACATACAAAATTAATCAAGAGACATGATCATCTACGCTCCATCTATTGTTTGATTCGAGTTGAGAATATGATATATAAGTTGAGGTTAAGAACATGATTAATAAAAACTTATTATTAAAACATTTAAGTATATTGTATGATAGTTATAAGAAGAATTACAGTATTGACAGATCATTAATACCAACACATACTGATGTATTTAGATATCGTGATGCAGCAGCACAGATTAAATTGTTAATGTTACAGATTCGTACAACATTACCTGATAATGATCCTGAGCCTAAGCGAGTTGATATAACTGTAGGTGCAGCCTAAGGAGGTTGTTATGCCACAATTAATAGTTATTATGATTATTGGTTATGTGTTAATGAGTTGGATTGGTTTAATTTAAAAGGTGATATATATGTTAGTTGAAGTAGGTTGTTTTGTAGTGGGTTGTGTTGTTGGACATTATTATGGTGCATCCATAATGGCCTATGTTAAGTCATTTAGTAAGAAGTCTGATAAGACACATAAGAAGGGGTAAGTCTATGAATTTATTAGATAAAGAGAGTAAACCATTAGGTTTATATAAACAGTCGGGTGTCACTGTTGGTGACAACTATGAGTCATTAATAACGTATTATCATACATTGTTTACGCCTGAGAAATACAGTATTAAACATGTTAATGGTGTGATTGAAGTAACTCGTAAGGCTTCGTCCGTCCCTAATAAAGCTTCCTCAGTCCTTAATAAAATCATACAAATTGATAAAACATTGGCTCTAGCTGACCAAGAAAGTGAAGAACAGAAGCCTAGTGATAAAATCCGTCTTGATTTTTCTGATGTAGATCCAGAATGGGTTAAAGCGTTTATTATCTGACACCTAATAAACAATGAGACATCCGGTATCAGTTGAGTTAGCTGCATCTGATTGGGCTATAATACTGATAGTGTTAGTTGTATTCGTTGTACTCTGGTTAGTAATAGAGACAATGGAGTCAGCACATGAGAGAGCTATACGTAAGAGTAGAAGACCTGGTGATTGGTAAGTGGTTGAGTTGACAGTAATTAAATTAACTAGAGGTGTGGGTTGAAGAAGAGTCGTCGTTATTTACATGGTAAATGTGAATACACACTTAAACACCCAAGGTGTTTGTGGTGTAATGATTATATGGTAAAGATATTCAAACCTGGTTATCCTGTGAGGTTTTTTTGGAGTTGCTATTGTTTCTTAGGTGATACCCCACCCTCCAATCGTTAGTGATAACTAATCTTGTACTATAATACCAATAAGATAATAGTAATAACTATCTAGTTGGTTAGAGTAGGCTGATAAGCCCGGTAATTGGTATTATCGGGTATATATAGACCCCCCAGGGGGACAAAAGAATTCTTTTTAGAAAAAAAATTTTCACAGGAGGTATCCCCTACCGAATTCAGAAATAGGGGATTGTCAGAAAACCACGCACGTTTAAACCCTAGAAGGGTTAAAATTAAAGTTATCCTAATGAAGGAATAGTCTAGTCGGAATAGACTATTGTTATTATTGTTAAACTACTGCTCGCCTCTATGACTTCGTCAGGCTCGCATATTAAGATTTGCTTATGTCACTATTTACCATGTTACGAAAACTATTAGAATTTATCTTTCCGATTTTAAAGAAGAAATCTCCACCTGTTATTTGGGAAACAAAGGAAGACGATTCTCGTGAATCGCCCCCTAGTTTACCACCTGTTACGTTATCTGGGTATGCTTTACCGACAGCTATTTTAACAGGTGTTAATCCAAGATTGCTTGTTATTGCTAAAGAAATTATTAATGAACTACGGAAAGAAGGTTATCAAGCAGTTATCCATAATGCGATGAGAACCCCAGAGCAGGCCGCTAAGAATGCTGCGGCAGGTGTTGGAATTAAAAATAGTAAACATATCACGGGTCAAGCCGTTGACATTATTGATAAACGATATGCTTGGAATGAGCAACATATTAACCATATTAAAGCCTTTCGAGCAAGTTATGGTTCATTGGCTAGCCAGTATCCAGAAATTATTTGGGGCGGAACTTGGACGAAAGGTAAGTATGGTGCTCTTGGTGATTGGGCACACATCGAATTAAAATAGTCCCGTTCGGGACAAATGTCATGTTTTTAGCAGTAAAAACTTAGAAAACATCCCGTACGGGATTGGAGATAAAATGTTAGGTTTAGAAACACTCATTGGCCCACTATTAGGTAAAATAGGTGGTGGGCTTATTGATAAAATCTTTCCAGATAAATCAGCAGCAGATGCTGCCAAACTGGAATTAGCTAAGTTGCAAGCAACGGGAGATTTAGCCCAAGTCCAAGCTGAACTACAAATGGCCGTAGAACAGATTAAAGTTAATGCTGTCGAAGCAGCTTCCAGCTCTTTCTATAAATCGGGCTGGAGGCCTGCTGTTGGCTGGGTTTGTGTTATTGGATTAGTCTATTCGGCCGTTGGGGCGAATTTTTTTAATATATTTCTACAATATATGGGTTTACCGGCTTTACCCCCCACAGATACTCAAACACTTTTAACTTTATTATTTGGTATGCTTGGGTTAGGGTATTACCGCACAAAAGAAAAATTGGCTAAATAGTTCTTGACATTTTAAAAATCTATGTGTATAATGACATATAGAGACTATGTGAAATTAACTTTCTCCCCTACGGGTTAGCTGATGGTTAGCCACTTCGAAGCGTAGGCATCAGGCATAGTCTCCCAGAATCTAAAATAAAAGCATAGTGGGAAATCCAACAAACCCACTGACTTAATGGCGAAACCCTTAACTAGTGGGTGCTTTTATTATTTGCTTTACAACTAGAACCTCTATTCAAAATCAACCCTCCTACCGAATATGTTCTAGTTCCTTATCAAGTTAACAGATGGAGCTGGTGCATCTGGGGTACGGCCTATCCGGATAGGTTAAAAAAAGTTCCAGCTAAAAATGTACCCACTTATTTCCCGACAGGAATACTGAGATATGACTCGGGCGGTCTCGATAGAGACAAACTCAGTATAATAAAATAATCGTCCAGCTTATTCCGCCATCGAGCGGTACGGTGTCACCTACCATCCCAGGTGGTATAAATTTGCTGGGATAAGTTGGGAGTGCTGAGGTTTAGAGGTTATACCACCTCAAACTATAGTGCACTTTAAAATGATAAAATATTAACTTCTAAACCGACAAAGTGGTGAGCGATGAGAGACGGCAGGCATCTCTCGGCCTTTCGCGGGTAGACTGTAGTGGACAGTGAGTAGTTATCTAAAGTGACCATATAGTTAATGAAATTGGTTCGATTCCAAATTCCCGCTCCAATGAAAAATAATAATGACAACTCTCGAAATTTTTATCTCCAGTTTTATTCCCATCATCTGTGGAATTTTCTATTTTGTTATGACTGATATATATAAACGCTTAGGTGATCAAGAATTACGGTTAAGAAATGCAATCACCGATAAAGATGTTCGAGCGATTATCGCTGATAAGATAGATCCCCTCAAAGAAGATATTCACGAAATTAAACAAAAATTAGATCGTTTAATTGAACTTAGAGAAAAAAAATAATGCCACATAAAAAATTACGTAAATCACCCAAACCAAAACCTGGTAAAAAGTGTTAATATGTCAGGACGTCCTTCTGAATATAACCCTACATACAGTGAGCGTTTTTTAGAATATGCTAAGCAAGGGCTTTCCATTATGGAAATAGCTGCTAAGTTAGAAAAATCGCGTGATACGATTTATCGTTGGGCTAAAGAAATACAAGAGTTTGGGGATGCTTTCCGAATGGGGAAAGAGTGGTCAGAAGCTAAGAACGCTGAAATGATTAAGCTTATGGCTCTAGGTGGTATACCAAAAGGAAATGTAGCCGCATATCAAATGTATATGCGAAATACTGCTGGATGGGACAAGTATGCAGATTCTAATGTGTCCCAAACAATAAATATCAATCAGATGAATGTACTTAACCAGAAAAGTACTAAAGAATTACTTGAATATATCTCAAATTCTGCTGAAGATTTGAAAGACGTCATTGACGTAACAGAGTTTAAATTATTAGAAAATGTCAATCGAGACGCTGAATAAATCAGAGCTTCTTAATGTAGCTAAGGCTCTAGAAGAACTTAAAGGACGTTATAAATATAATAAATTAGAATTTGCTTTTCCCGATACAGGAAAATACCGAAGAGAATTATATCCAAAGCACATAGCATTTATGAATGCTGGCAGTAAATATGCAGAACGGATGTTTTCCGCCGGTAATCAAACTGGGAAAACGAGCACTCTTTTAACTGAAGCTGTCTATCATTTAACGGGTAAATATCCAAATTGGTTTCAAGGGAAACGTTTTAGAAACCCAACTGTGGGAATTCTTGGTTGTAAATCGTGGAAAATGGTACGAAATGGCTTACAATCTAAATTACTTGGAACTGAAGAAGGAACTGGACTGATTCCTAAAGAATTAATCCTAGATAAGTATGCTGCATCTGGTACAGCAGGTGCTTATGAAATTATTACTGTTCGCCATGTGACAGGTGGTATTTCTAAATTAATGTTTAACACATATGATGCTGGAAAGGATGCTTGGGAATCGATGACCGTTGATTTTGTATTTTTAGATGAAGAGCCGCCCCTTAATATTTATACTGAGGCGGCGATGAGAACCCTAGCCACGAATGGAACAATTGCAATTGGGTTTACCCCTGATAGTGGATTAACTGCAACTGTATTACAATTCTTTAAGGATGGAGAGTTTACAAAAGGGGTCAAGGATAATAAGTATATTGCGATGGTCGGTTGGGGTGATGTACCCCATCTAACCGAAGAACGTAGAGCGGAATTACTAGAAACTATTCCAGAGTATTTAAGAGAAGCTAAAATTAATGGAATCCCATATTTAGGAACGGGTCGAATATTTCCATTTGATATACATCAATTTATTATTGAACCTATTGCTATTCCTTCCCATTGGCCTCGCTGGTATGGCTTAGATGTTGGGATTAAAAATACCGCCGCTGTTTGGATAGCTTATGATGAGAATTCCGAGACGTATTATGTCTATGATGAATATTACTCACATGATCAATTAGCCCCCCTCCATGCCTCAGCCATTAAAGCTAAAGGAAATTGGATAAATGGCGTGATTGATCCTTATTTAGGTGTAGCGCGAGGGAATGAGGGTAAACGCTATATTGATATTTATCAACATGAAGGATTGTTAGTTCATCTTGTTGAACGAAATTATATTGAATCCGGAATAGAAGCTATTAAAACTTTATTTATTAATCATAAAGTTAAAATCTTTAGAAATTGTGAAAAACTTGTTGGACAAATGAATATCTGGCACAGAAATGAAAAAGGTAAGATAGCTGACACCCCAGATGATTTAATTGATGCATTTAGATATGCAATTACTGATGGTCGTCCTTATGGTGTTTCCGAAGAAGATGAGATGAACTCTTATTTAGATAATTATAAACAAAATTATAATTCGTGTGCACGGGACTCGATCACGGGGTATTAATGGCACTTAAAATATTAAAATTTTTAGAAGATTCGGATATCTCTCACCATCTTAAAGAAGATGAATTAAAACAGATTGCTGAAGATTGTACGTTAGGATATGAAATTGATAAGCGAAGTCGTAGTGCTTGGGAGAGTAAAATGGAAGAAGCCCTCTTATTTGCTAAGCAAATATTAACACCTAAAAATTTCCCTTGGCCAGATGCTTCTAATGTTATTTTTCCGGTCATAACCGTTGCAGCAGTGACTTTTGCTTCACGAGTAGCAGTTGAAGTTATTCAAGATTCTCATATTGTTAAGATCGGTACCCACGGTAAAGACCCCGATGGGGCTAAAAAAGCCAAAGCAGATCGTGTTGTTGACCATATGTCATATCAACTCTTATGTCAATCCGATACATGGGAAGTTGATTTAGATCGCTTATTACATATTCTTCCTCTTGTCGGGGTATGTTATCGAAAAGTTTATTATGACCCAATTGAAGGATTACCTAAGAGTGATTTTTGTAATCCAAAAGACATCATTGTTAACCATAATGTCCCAAGTCTAAAAGATGCGGATCGAATTACCCATCGATTTTATGTTAATAAAAATTATGTAATTGAACGAATCCGAGCCGGACATTTTAATCAAGATTTTGATACAGATAAGTTATCACCTACGGCAGGTACTCCCGGTCGAATGATAACCGACCCAGATGATAGCTCAATGTATAGCTACTCATCAGAGAAAGATTCCGAAACCTATGAATTCTTAGAACAACATTGTTATTTAGATTTAGATGATGATGGTTATAAAGAACCTTATATTGTCATTCTCCACAAAGAAAGTGGGCAAATAGCTGGGATTTACCCACGTTATGATATCAATAGTATTGAAGTTAACGAAAAAGAACAAGTTGTACGGATAAAAGCTGACCAATATTTTGTTGATTTCCACTTCTTACCTTCGCCTGATGGAGGTTTTCATAGTTTAGGGTATGGGCATCTGCTTTATCCTTTAAATAAAGCAATAAATACACTTTTAAATCAATTAATCGACTCAGGTACCCTATCAAATAGTCAAAGCGGAGTAATAGGAAGACAATTAAAGATCAAAGGTGGGAATCTTAAGATGCAGATGGGGGAACTAGTCCCGGTTGATGCTGGAACTACTGGAAGAGTTGCTGATAATGTATTCTTATTTCCTTTTAAAGAACCATCTCCCGTATTATTTCAATTGCTTGGTTTATTAATTGAATCATGTAAAGAAATTGCATCCATTAATGATGTTTTAACTGGTCAGGCACAGCCTCAAAACAGCCCTGCGAGCACTGTATTCGAATTATCAAGTAATGGCTTAAAGACTTTCAGTAATATCTTTAAACGCGTTACACGCTCATTTAAGAAAGAATTTCAGTTACTTTACAACTTAAATGGAAAATATTTAGATCCTCAAGAATATATTGACTATCATGATGACCCGCAAGCGTCTGTAGAAGATTATCGTGATTATAAGATGGATATATCTCCAGTAGCTGATCCCAATATGTCAGCTGAATCACAAAGATTGGCTAATTCACAGGCAATTAGCTTATTAGCTCAAAATCCAGCTATTCTGCAAAGTTTAAATATTCAAGAATTAGTAAAAGAATTCTTTGAATCTTTGAGAATACCGCAAGAAAAGATTGAGAAGTTAACTACTCCTGTACAGCAAGGCCCATCACCTGAAATGATGAAGTTACAATTAGAACAACAAAAACTACAACAATCCGGTCAAGTTGATCAGTTGAAAGCACAAAATGATGCTAAACAAACTGAGATAGAACAACTTAAAGCATTCATTAAATCAAAAGAAGCTGAAGCTAAAGTTAAGAAAATGGAAGCTGATGCTTATAGTAAAATGGTTGATGCACAACAAAACAAGGAATTTAAGGATCGAGAATTAGATATCCAAGAACGTAGTTTAGATGTTCAAGAAAAGAAAATACATGCTGACTTACATAATACACGTATGAAAGCGAATACTGATGTACATAAAGAAAAGATTAAAGCTGAATCCAAACCAAAGAAAGTAAATGATTGATAAAAGTGATGTTCGTGAATGGGAAAGTAATCCAGTCACATTACATTTTAAAAAATTATTAGCAGAAGCATTAGAATTTAAAACCCAAGAACTAGCTCATGGGGTTTATTTAGATCAATCCCAAATCGCAGAAAAGTACAATTATGCAGTGGGATTTTTAGAAGGTTTAAGATTTGTCTTAAATGCAGAGTTAATACCAGAAGAGGAAAATAGAGATGAGACTGTTTGAGGTACCCCGAATTAAGGGTCACCGACTTTTAATTGAAATAGAAGAAATTAAAAATGCTTTAAAAACACAACGTATTGCAATTCCTGATGATATTCTAGAAAGAGAAAATAATCGTGGTAAACAAGGGTGTGAAGTGGGGAAAGTAGTGGAGATTGGCCCAGATGCTTTTGTTAGAAAAGGTGCATCGGAACCCTATTGCTTACCTGATGATCACATCTTATTTGTTCAATATGCCGGTCAAGCTTATACCCATCCTGAAACGAAGAAATTATATCGAATTATTAATGAAGAAGATGTATTAGCCGTAGTTGGCACAACCGAGAGAGAAATATGAGTGAAGAAAGTGTAGTCGAATCAGCTACAAATGTAGCCGAAAGTGCTTTTGGTGTTCAATCTGATGGGATTGAAACTGTTACTGAAACACCAAAATTAGACCCAATTGAAGAACATGCACGGGCGAAAGGTTGGAGACCTGAGTCAGAATTTAATGGAAATCCGGAAGATTTCGTATCGGCAAAGGAATATATGCGTGTTGGTGAGATGATTGACCGACAAAAGAATCTTGAAAGACAGCTGAAAGCTGTCGCTAAACAGAATCAAGATATGTATAAGAAATTTCAGGATGCTGAAATTCAAGGCTATCAGCGAGCTGTTGAAGAATTAAAGTTAAG